TTCCAAATCTGCGATAAAGATCATCGACGGCATCCTGCATGGTAGACATGACACCGTTGAATGTAAGACCCTGCTTTTCTGTCATTCCAAAAAACTTGCCCCCCTCAGAGGTCGCTGCTGTAAAAGCATCCCTCACCATACCTGAAGTAATTGCACCCTTCTCCATCTCCTTTCGCAGCTCGCCCATGCTCTTCCCTGTTTTTTCGGCTATGTTTTCGAGAGGATTAAATCCTGAGTCGATCATCTGGTTCAGCTCTTCGCCCGTCAATTTCCCCTGTGACTCGACTTTCCCAAATGCTAATGCGAGAGATTTTAATTTTTCTTCATTGCCTTGTGCAACATCCCCCAACATTGAAACGATTGGTATAACATCTGAAGATACGACTCCAAATGAGATAAGGGTTTTTGAAGCATCTGCTAATCCCGGGATGGTAAACGGAGTTGATGCTGCAAAATTACTCAAATCCTGCAAAAAGGTTTTTGCTAATGTCGTGTTTCCAATGAGGACATTAAAGCTTGTCTCGAGCTGTTGAAAGTCGGCAGCTTTTGTTATAGCTGAGCCGAATGCGTTGATTGCGCCATTAACAGCCGCAAAGGCTGCGTCTACGGCAAGCATGCCCGCCTTTACGGCAACACCGGCTACGCCTGCGGCAAGGCCGATCTTGCCAAGTGACATCGAGCTTTTTTCCCCAGCATCGTTGCCGCGATTGCCCATCTTTTCGAGGTCGCGCCCGAGTTCGTCGACTTTCGGCGAAGTGCCGGATGACTCATCGCCGATGGCTCTTAGCTTTTTTTCAAGATCATTGACCTGAGCCATCTGCTTCATGGTCTTGTCGACCTCTTTAAAGCTCAGGTCACCGGCCTTAACCTTTTCATCAAGCCGAGAAAATTCGGCCTGCACGGTTTTGAGTGTGGCTTCCAGTCCGGCGTCGGATGCGCCGATTTTTACTTCGAGGGTGTCGCTCATTTGAGATTCAGTCCGGGGTATTTGGCGGCGATGGTTTCGATGGATTTGAAGACGCCGGCCTTCATGTTTTCGCGGAAAAACTTCTCTCGGCCGTTCATGGCCTTGCGGATCGCATCGAAGACGCTGGATGAGTAGGTGCGTGCGTTTTTTATTCTAATTCCAAAGTCACTGCCATTGCGCTCCTCGCTGGCTTCTACGTTCTCTGGGTAGTCGCCGCCGGGCGTTGTCGCAGATGATACATAGGCCGGAACAGAAATTGTTAGGTTGAGTTTTTCGGCCGCCTGCACCCAGCTTTTCTTAGAAAGGCCACGAGCTTCTTTGCGGCGCTTTATGGATGCCGTAATTTGTGCTTGGAGTGCCTTCCATAAAGCATCGGGATACCTATTTTTCATGAAGTAACGCTTGCCATTTAATGTGCGAACCGGCTTCGCGTTGGCATTTTCGGATATCAGTTTTACCTTCGCTGCAATGGTATTTTTCGATGCCGCTTCAAGAATCTTCTCTGTCTCGCTCTTGACCACTGCCTCGTAGGTCACGCCAGCGGTGCGCGCGATCTCATCGAAGGCGCGCATAAGCCCGAGGTTGGCGACAGACATGGAAAGTGATCGGCTCATAGTTTGGCAAAGGCGGCTTCTATCTCAGTGATGGAGTCAAAAACGGCGGCTGTGTTGTTGCGGGTCCAGTATTTCTGCTGGCCGTGCGCCCAGCTGTCTGCGTGCAGAAGCTGGAGGCCGGCGGAAAAGGGAAGCTCCTCGAGGATTTCGCGGAAGCCCCAACCTGTGATTTTGGCGAGTCTGTAAACATACCCGGCGATCCAGTTGGGGCCATTTAGTTTCCCGACTCAGAACCTTCGCTGTGGCTTGTCGCGGCCATATACAAGTTGAAAGCCTGCTCCATGTCGGTGGCCATGGCTCTCACGGTGTGCTGGTCGGGGATGTTCTTCTCGATCCAGACATCCACGGCATCGAGGAATGCGGAGCGGTCGTTGACCACGCCGCGAATTTTCGTCAATGGTTCCGAGTGCAGGAACATAAAAGCGGCAGCTTTCCAGATATTGTCTTTGTCGGGATCGAAGAATTTGTTGCGCTGCATCCAGGAGATAGTGAGCGCGGTGATCGGGCGCAGGTCGCGCCCTGCAACGTGCTTCGGCCCCTCGGTGATGCCTTGAATGCGGAGTTCGTCGTCGTCGATTTCGTTGTCTGTGTTTTGGTTTTTTGTTTTCATAAATTTTTATCCCTTGGCCCCAGGTCGACCGCATGGGCACTCGGGGCGGTTGGAGGGGGCCTTAGGCCCTTTGGCGCCTTCACGACCTGAGCGGCCGTCGCTTCCTTTTAGCCGCGAGATGATTTCGGCTTTGTCTTCGTCGGTAAGTTGCAGGTCTTTGCCGGTTAAATTTTTCCCTGTGCGTCGCCTCTCGAGAATAAGGTCGATTTGGCGCTTCGTTAAACCGGATTTGGAGAGTTTGTTCGCATACTGCTGCTCCCATTCAGCCTCCGTCATTTGCAAATCGCGGGGGGTTAATTTTTTGCCTGTGCGTTTGGCTTCGAGAATGGAGTCGATTTGGCTCTTTGAATACCCGCTTTTTGATAGCTCATTTGCTATTCGTTCCTCCTTTTCCTCATCACTAACTTGCAAGTCTTTCTGTGTGACCTTACGGCCTGCACGCTTGGCTTTGAGGATCGATGCGGCTTGGCCTTTTGTGTAGCCCATCGCCACGAGTCGCTCAATAAATAGAGCGTCGATTTCTTCATGCGTGCATTCGCATTTCATAGGAACTTGGCGAAACGCTTCTTGTCGGCTTCTGTGGCGTTTTCGGAGATGGAGAGGATTTTGCCGTTGCGCTCAATGACGACTTGGCGAGGCGTGCTTTTCACAACCCGCAAAAGTTCGCGGTAGTTCGCGGCGTAGGCGTGCATGTAGGCCACAGGATGCTCGGGATTGGCTTCGGCGAATGCCTCGGCTTCGGTGGTCATGCGGCGAGATACCGTGTCGGCGCTCTCGCTGGTCTCGGGATGCGATGAGTGGAACCAAAAGACGGTGCTCTCCTCGCCAGAGTTGCGCACCACGCGCGTCACAGGCGCGGAGTCGCTTTCAAATTTAAATCCCAGCGTCGTGAGTGCGGTGGCGACGCGGATATTCTGCGTGGAAAAAAGGCTCAGTATTTGTTTGTTCATTGTTTGGAGAAGCGGACCGCCCGAATACACAGGCGGTCCGCAGGCAGCTGACAGGAATTTTTACGATGCCGTCATCGTCGTGCCGTAATGACGAGCGCTGAGGCTCATGGACTCGAATTGCTCGGCGGCATATTTGGTGTCCATTTTGGTCACGATGGTTGTCCCGCCTGACGGGAGGTCCAATCCGGAGATCGAAAGCGTGCCGCCAACGGTGGCGCTGAAGCTGCCGGTGCGCATGCCTTCGATGGAGATTTCTGTTACTGGCTCAGAGGCTGCCACGGCGACGACGCCACCGTTTGAGTCCTTAACCTCGGAGAGGGATGAACTCTCAGAGAGAGTCAATCCGGTGACGATGAGGCCAGAGACATCTGGGGTTCCAAATGTGGCCGATGAAACTGCGGAGCTGCGGTAAATGGATGCTGACATAGTGTGATGGGTTCACACGCCAGCGGGTGTCAAATTTCGGAGAGTCCGAGCACGAGTTCCGCGCTTGTGATCCAGCGATCGGATGCCACCGACTCGCTCATGCTTGTGAGGACGGCACCGGCGAGGTGGATGTTTTCGGGGAAAAATTCCGGCAGGTCGTCGGGGGAGAGAATGGCTGTCTTGAGCGCGGCGGCTGACTGCCGGTGCAAATCCAGATCAAGCATTGCAGGCGTTGAAAAAACGATGCGCACCGTGGCACGGTAGAGTCCCATCACGACAGGCTCAGCCTGCTCGCAAGCGGCAATGACCGAAGGCGCGTCGCCGGGTATCTCGTCGCTGGATTGCCCGGTGTGGATGGCAATGCCGTCGAATTCCGGCAGGGAGCGGAGCCAGGAGGAGAGCGCGGTTTCGATTTCAAGGTTCATAATGCGGAGCCGGGCTGGACGGTGCAGGTGATTTCGGCGGGGTTGTTGATGGCTTCGCCAACTTGGGTGACCATGTAGCTGCGGCCGTGGAATGCGACCGGCTCGCCACGGCGGGGAGGGGTGGTGAGGTCGCTGGATTGGAAGCGCACGGTGAACTCGCCCCCCTGGCGGAGTCCGCCGCTTTCAAGGTCGAAGGAGACGGCCACGGGGGAGACGCAGGCGCGGATCTCGGCCTGCCGGAATTTTACAGGGATGCCGAAGAGTTGGTTGCGGCCGGCAGCTGCAAGGCTCTCGAGGCGGGATTTTTGTTCTGGCGACACGACACTGGGCGCGTGTCAAAAGCAAAACGCCCGACCGGGAAAGGCTTCCGGCCGGGCGTCTGCGGGCTGGCGCGGGGAATCGCGCTATTAGGGATTCTTAGTCTGGGATGATCATGGCCATGGTGCCATCGACCAATCCTGTGGCGGCGCCAAACATGACTTCAAGCGAGGCGATGAGTGAGCGGGTGCTCTTGTCGCTGTAGACGTTGTAAGCAATCGTGAGGCCGATCTGATCGAGCGTCACAGAGTCGCTGACCATGTAGTCGTTATCCGCGAGGGCTGGCACTGCTGCGGCCATCACAAGCGCTTCAGGGCTGCATGCAAAGCCTTTGAGGCCTGCTTGACCGCCGAACGCTGTGGCGTAGTGGACGCCGTTCTCGAAGCCATAGGCTCCATCACCGAGGTTAAGCGATGTGGTGCTGGTCGGGATGAGTTGGCTGTAGATGACGGGCGAAACGACGAGCCCCTTGCGTGGGCTCTTGTGGACGGCTGCCCAGAGTTTGGGAAGGTCGCCAGAAGCGGCATTCACTGCACTCTCAGCGGACTCGACAACAGCGGCGCCGAAGTTTGCAACGGTGACAGGTGCGGTAGCGAGGTTCCAGATTTTGTCGGCGATAGCGTCAACATTGACCTGGATGAGGCGCTCCAAGCGGTGTGCGCTCTGGAGGTCGCTGTAGCTCAGGCCGAAAGGCTGATACACGTGATCGAGCACGACGGATGTCTTGCCGATAGTTGTGCCGCCGATGCTGTTGAAGCTGGACGGATTTACCACTGTCGAGGCTGTCGCGGAAGCGATAGGGACGTGGATGGTGTCTTTGGGCTTCTTGACTTCGGAAGAGAAATCCGAGGCAAAGAGGTTAAGCGCTGCGAGGCGCTTGCTGAGGACGTTCTTGGTCTGCTGAGCGATGGAGTCAGCAACCAGTGAGCTGTCGAATGTGTTAGGCATGGTGGTGTTGGTTTGTTGGTTGGGTTCTCCTTGGCTCAGGCCTTGGAAATTTTATTGCGGTGGGCCCAGATGAGGGCTTTGTGCTTTTCAAAAAGGATGGATGCGGCCTTGCGGTCTCCGGATTCCACAGCGGCGAGATATTCGGCAACGGGGTCAGAGGATTCGGATGCTGCATTCTCGATGAGCGGGACCACACGGGCGGGGGCGAGACCGAGGCTGGACTCAAGGCGGGCAAGGGCGGTGCGCTCGTTGTTGAGTTGCTCGCGGATGGCGACCATTTCGGCGCGGATGGTGTCGCGCTCAGCCACAAGGGCGTTGTATTTTGAGAGGATGGAGTCGGCAGCGGCGAGGGCGACGGGCAAGGATGGCTCTTGGATCTCAGGTTGTTCAGGCTCAGCTTCTGGCGCTGGCTGCTCTTCAGGTGCGGATTCGCTCACGACGGTGGCCTCAATGGGCTCTACAGCCTCGGGCTCTTCGGCGATGATTTCGGGTGTGGATGGATTTTCCATTTGCATTGATGGCTGTGTCAAATCAGCCGGGGCGTTGCGGAATTTTGCCAAGCGGGAAAATCTGGATGCGCTGGCAGCGATAGCCATGCCCTCGGTGATCTCGTCCACAAATCCGGCGGCTTGTGCCTGCTCGGCTGTGAACCATGTTTCGGCATTCATCCATGCCTCGATCTGGTCGGGCTCTTGGCCGGACTTGGCGGCATAGGCCTTCACCATGTTCAGGCGGATCATGTCCAAAAGCTCGGCTTGTTTGCGGAGTTCGTAGGAGTCTCCCAGCGCGGAGCCCCAAGGGTTATGGATCATGTAAAATCCATTGCTGGCCATTTTCACCGGTTCGCCTGCCAGGCTGATAACGGTGGCCATGCTGGCCGCAATGCCCTCGATCTGGACTTCTACATTTCCGCGACGGCTTAACGCGGTGAAGATGGCATTCCCGTCGAAGACTTCTCCGCCTGGGGAGTGGATGCGGAGGATGATTTTGTCTTCTGCCGGGATGCTGGAAAGGTCTCGGATGAAAGACTCGGCTGAGATGCCATGCATACCGATCTCATCGAAAATGGATATTTCGGTTTGCTTGAGCGCAGGCTTGGGAGAAAGGGCATACCAGGAGTTCACGGCATTGGCGGCATGTCAAACGACAGGCGTGGTTGTGAGTTGTGTTTTTTGGTTAGGGAAAACTTGAGAGATATCGATTCCAAGGGCTTCGCATTTTTGTTTTCTGCGAATGTATGCAGACAGGATATCGTCCTCTTCGGCCTCGGCATCGAGGCCATGTAAATTTGCGTAGCGCTCCCACGACATGTATCCAGAGTCGAGAAGCTGAGCGTAGAGACGCCCATCGCGGCCGTTGTCGACCGTGATCTTGCGGGGGGTGACCCACTCGACGCGCCACCAATCATCCCCTGGGTAAGGTAGTCGCCCGGCTTGGATCTCTTGCCAGACCCAGAATTTCCACGCGGGAAAACAAAACTGGTCGATTACCATCTGTTGGATTCGGTCCAAAAAGTTTTGCGCGACTTCGAGGAGTGCGCGCGTCTCAGTGCCAGCAAGGCCTACAAGGAGCATAAGAGCCTCGGGAGGAACGCCGATGGCGCGGGCGATGTCGCTGGTGTAGTCGCGCATGAGCGGCTCGAAGGCAGCGCCAGGGGCTTCGTTTTTGAAAGATTGGATGCTCTCTCCGGGCTTGAGGCGGGGGATCAGGGTTCCGTTGTAAAGCGTGTCTGTCGTGATCTCATCGCCTGCGGCATTGGTGATTTTCCCTGCGCCAAGGCCGATCTTCATGGCCTCGTTGCTGGTAATCATGTAGCCGATTTGCGACTGAGCTTTGTAGCTGCCTTTGAGGTAGCTCTTCGTTTCGCTCTTGTCCTGCGCTGGGATGATTGCTGAGTGCAGCCATGACACGCCACGTGGCTGGCCGATGCGGCGGACATGGCGGATGTGCATCATGTCGTCTGCGGAAACGTCCATGTATTTGCCGGCCGCCCGATCCGTTATAACTCGGTATTTGCGCGGAGCACCAAAGGAATCGAGCAGGAGGCCATCAAATGATCCTTCCCCGGAGTCGGCAGTGTTCCCCACGGATTCGCCGCCGATGAAACGAAAGCGCGCGCCGTCTGTGCCTGTAACGAGCTTCTGGGCGAAGACATCGCCATCGAGGGCCACATGGCGAACGAGAAGCGATTGGGCGCTGTAGAAATTTACGGAGTCGCTGGCGTCGAATGCCCACGCCTCACCGCATGCCCTGTCTTCGAAATGCCGCTCTGCGATGCGGTTCCATGCGGCGTCAGTGGTGCGGGCCTTGGCGACGATGCCGGTGCCGATGGCACGCTGCGCAATGTGCTCGATGACGTAGGTGACATCTGGGAAATTATTGTAGAGCCACCGAGCCTTGCGAATAAGTTGCTCGCGTGTCTGCGGGGTGACCTCGCGCCGTGGGTCAACCGTATTGAGGAAAATCAACCCTCGGTTTTGATTTTGCTCGGCAGCCTCGAAGGCGGCGGCTCTGGCGTCTGGCTTGCGCGGGCGGCCTGCACCGGGACGATTACCGCCCCATCCGCCGCTTGATTTTTTGATTTTCGAGGACATCGTCCTCGGCGGCATGTCAAACGGGCGAGTTGAAAGCGCCAAAGTTGGCGAAGGTGCCGAGTTGGCGACCGCCATTACCTTCGGCGTAAACTTCCATAATGACGGCGAGCCGGTCTGTCTTGGTGAGAGCGCTGAGTTGCGCGGACGATGAAGCGCCTTCACTGCCGAGGCTTGTGATGATAGTTTCCTCGATGCCGCTCTCGACGCCTGCGGCCATGGTGAGGAGTTCGGCCTTTGTTTTGCCGAGAGCCTGGAGATAAGCCTTGTAGCCTGAGCGTGCGATGTCTGAAGCGGTCACGACCGAGGGGGTGTGTCAAAAGGGAAAAGCAGGGACGGTGTGCACTTCCTTTTCAAGCGTGGGCTTTCGGGAGTCTTGGGTCATAAATGACCGCCCATCCCACCGGAGTTCAGTGTGCTTCTGAGAGAGGCCGATCCGGTCGTATATCCGCCTGCCTGCATGGTGGCGGGCGAGTCAAAGATTAGAATCCGGCGAGAAGTTCAAGCGTGGCTTGGTTTCGCGCTTTGTTTTCTAAACATGAAAGAAATCTTACTGCCTTTTTCTTTCTAAACATGTTGAAAAAAGAGGGCTGTTTTTTCAACGTGGTCTTGTCGGAAATCTGTATACGTTTTTCCGACAAAACAAAAACCCGCCTTGGTGCGCATCGTGGAGAGGCGTGGCGGGTGTGATGCTACTGCGGAGAAGTCAAAGAGGACGGCACGAAAATGGGCGGAATCATATCGGCGACTCCACCGAATTGCTCAGAACATGCCGAAGATTTTGCGAAGATCGTCCACGGATTTTGAGTCGTTTACCGGCGCGTGTTCGATCTCCTCTTCGCCTTCGTGAAAGGCGTAGTCCCATGTTTGGTCGAAGAGTTTCCGCAGGCCGCGCGCGCTCATTGTGATGTTGCCGTCTCCCGCAAAGCTGGGATTCTTTGCGCAGTAGATTTTCCAAAGTTGGGATTTTTTCATTTGAATTCGATGGCTCCCGCTTTGCGCAGTTGTTGTGCGCAGGCGTAGTTGAGGCGCACGGAGTCGGCGAAGTGGTCACCTGCCACCGAGCGCCATTCCTTCCGGCCTTTTTTGCTGACGATGATTTTTTGCCCCATAAAGGCGGAAAGGAATTCTTCGCCTGAATCTTTCGGGAAAAATAGAAATGGGGATTTTCGCTTTGCGATGCGGTCGATGAAGAGCGAGACCTTCGACGCGAATTCGTTCACCGTGTAGAGCGGCATCGTGGGGTATTCCTTCAGAACGCTTTCGCTGATGCTGCCGAAGTTTGCGCCTGATCCTTTGGCCGGGAAAAAGAAATTCCCCGAGAGATAGCATGCGCGGTATACGGCGTTTGCGTTGAAGCCTGAATCGAGCAGGCCGCCGATCGGTGTGACTTCCCTGCCTTCGGCGGTCTTGTATTTCTGCGACTGCGCGACCTCGAGCATGTCGTCGATGCCGGTCACGGTGCCGTAATCGAGAACATACGAGTCTCCGTTTTCTGCAAAGGCCATCGTCGTCCAGTGAGATGTATCTTGGCCAACGTCTGCAGATAGGGTGATGGCAACCGGCTCGATGGGACAGGCTCCGCGAAGGTAGTCTTTGCGGCAGGCAAGCACTTCGGCGCTTGTGGCTCCGGTGCCTTGGATGGTCCAGCGGCGGGCGTTGCGTTTCTGAATGAATTGCTTCATCGCTTCTGTGTCTCCGGCCTTGCGGTCGAGATCCGCCTTCACCCACTCGACGGCCAGCGATCCCCAAGGAATCCACCACACGGCGGCGGCATCGTAGTGGAAGGCGATCCGCCCAGGCGCGCCGTGCGATTTCACGACGTAGCGCGAGCCGGATGACAGGGCGCGGCGAATGCGCGGGTCGTCCATGTATTCGTGCGAGCATGTTGGGCACACGAGCCGGGCGCTCTTCGCTACTCGGTCCCAGAGCATGGCGCCATTCCCATCTGTCTCACGGTCGAAGGCTATGTTTTTAAAGTCCCACGGATGCACTTCACCGCATAAGCACTGCCAGGAGAATTCGCGCTTTTCGCATAAGTCTTCTGCGTCGTGAAAATCGTCGCCTTCCTCGCCACCTTGAGAGACGAGGATGCGGCGGGCATTCCACCTGTCGTGAGTTCGCCGGCGGAATTCCTCCAGCATGCCGCGCTTCCAACGCCACACTTCGTCGGCTATAGCCCACCGGATAGATTTCTCCTGAAGGCTGGTGAGGTTTGCCCCGCCGATGAAGAGCGGCATGTGTGGGAAAAGGATCTCGGTCTTGCGCTTTTGGTGTCGGTCTTTCGGGAAGAGCTTGGCGACGGAGGGTATCGCTTCCAGCATCGGCCCGAGGCGCGACTCTGCCCACTGCTTCGCCGTCTTGTCAGTCTGTCCGGTGACGAGTGTCGGGCCGGGGTTCTCCGAGATGATCCATGCCAGCAGCGCCTCGAAAAGCGTTGTCTTCCCACTGCCGACAGGTGCGCAGATGATGATTTCGTCGTTCGTATCTTTGGCGATTTCTTCAATCGGTTCGTTCATCCATTGCGCTGTCGTGGAATCGAATTGCGTATTTCGTGCCGAGTGCGGAACGACGACATGCCGAGACATCCATTGCACCGGACTAAGCCGCTCGCCGGGGTTCACTCCGAGTTTGAAATATTCTGCGATCATTCGTCGGAGAGTGTTTTCAGAACGCGGTTTATTTCGTCTTCAAGGATCGGCACCATCTGAGCCGCCGATAGCCCTTCGAGTCGCCCAGGCAATGCGCCCACCCATGAAAGGAGTTGCGCCTTCACGGCCATGCCAAGCGCGATCATTTCTTCCTCTACTTTCTCCTTCGCAATATGCTTCCCCTTGGTAACCTCGAGCAGATACTCGATGCGGTCGCCCTCGAGCTTGAGCTTTCGCAGCCTCGCCGCCTTCATGTCCTCCACGGGAAGGCCGGTAGTCTCAGACTCGGCAGCAAGGTTGCGAGCCTGCCGTTTCGTCACAGCAAGCTCTTGTGCAATGTGATCCGTCACCGGGTCACGTGGTCGGCCCTTGCCTCTTTTCGGGGTGGTCTTTGGTTTCATTATGCGGAAATGGGATTTTTATTGCTCACACAGAACTATCGAGCGACTGGCAAAC